TTACAATAAAACGCCTTCCTGAAATTAAGGCAGAGATCGAAAACGCTTTAAGAGCAGCTTTAGGGAATGGAATTAATTTACTCCCTGAGTCTGTTTTTGGCCAGATAGTTGGCATATTTTCAGAACGTGAATCCCTGCTCTGGGAACTGGCCGAAGCTGTATATAACAGCCAGTATCCCAATACCGCAGTCGGAGTAAACCTTGAAAATGTGGGAGCCATTACCGGAGTTGTTAAACTTAATGCAATTGCCACAGTTGTAAAGTCTGGTATTGCTTATGGCACTGAAGGCACTTTAATTGAAAATGGTTTTGTGGTCTCTATCAAAGATTCGTCTAATTCCAGATTTGAAACCAGCCAAGATTATGTAATCGGACCAGGAATTGATGAAGTTCAACAAATAACTTTTAATGCAGTTCCGGACACAGGAGATTTTAAGTTAAGCTTTGTGGAGGAAATAACTGATTCAATTCCTTTTAATGCTTCAAACACTGATATTCAAAACGCACTCAATGATTTACCAAGTTTATCCTCTGTTATAGTTACCGGTGATTTTTCAACAGGTTTTACAATTACTTTTACCGGAAGTGATGGAGAAAAAAATCAGCCTGAATTACAAGTAAATGAAAACAATCTCACGGAATCAAGCAATCCGGTTAATATTGATATTATAGAGACAACAAAGGGTTCATTGCCTTTTATTGATAATATTGAACTGATTGCCCAGGAAACTGGACCCATACCTGCACCGGCTGGCTCACTTTCTGAAATTGAAACACCAGTAAGCGGCGTGGATTCTTTTAATAACCTTGAAGATCACTATATTTTAGGCAGGGATATTGAATCTGATGAGGATTTTAGAATAAGACGCATCCAGGCTCTTCAAGTGGCAGGAGCCGGAACCCTTGAAGCAATCAGATCAAATCTTTTAAATGTTCAAGATGTAGTGGCCTGTGAAGTTTTTGAAAACACGGGTATGACTACTGATGGAGAAGGCAGACCACCTAAAAGTTTTGAATCTGTCATATTAGGTGGTGATGAACAGGAAATTGCTGAAAAAATATGGGAGATAAAGCCTGCCGGTATTGAAACATTTGGTTCTATCACTAGGGAGATATTCGATTCTCAAGGCTATAATCATTTTATTTCTTTTTCCAGGCCGACTGAAATACCTATTTACATCGAGCTTGATTTAACTACAGATCACACCTTCCCTGTTGATGGTATTGATATTGTAAAAGAAGAAATCCTTAAATATGCACAAACTCTTTAAATAGACGATGATGTAATTGTTTACCCCAAAATAATAGCTGCTCTCAATGATATTCCAGGAATTTTAGATATTGTCATAAGAATAGGAACCGCACCAAGCCCAACCTCTGATGACAATATCATAATCGGAAGTACAGAAATAAGCGACTTTGATTCAACAAGAATAGCGGTGAATTTATTATGAATGTAAATCATATAACAACACATAAAGAAGATGCAAAAAAACGCCTGATAACTCAGTACAAAGATAAACCCAAGCTGGAAGGCATCTTAGACGCAAAGGTTGAGCAAATACAAAAAATAGAGGATTTGCTACATACTTTTGAAAACAGGTTGTCAATTTTTGATTCCAATAAAAGTCAGTTAGACCGACTTGGAGAGCTTGTCGGCCAGCCTAGACCACTTGGTACAGACGATGAAACCTATCGAATGATATTGGTTGCAAAAATCGGTCAGAACACCTCACAGAGTGAAGCTGAAAAGGTAATTCAAATATGGAAAATACTTACACAGGCTAATCTTGTAATGATTCAAGAACTGTTCCCTGCTGGCATAGGTATTACCTCAGACAATGCCTTACCTTCTGAATTTGTTGAGCTGGCTCTTAATCTTATTCAAAAGGTTGTTGGTGCAGGTGTGAGGGTTGTTTTCCTTGGTGTTTTTTCAACTGAAAACGCATTTGCATTTACAGGTGTGCCTAACGCTGGAGCCGGAGGTTTTGGAGATTTAAACGACCCAGGGGTGGGAGGTGAATTTGCGTCCCTTCAGATTACAGCATAAGGAGCATTGAATGGCAAAACCTTCTAATCATATAGACTGGACAGATGGAGCACCAGATAAGATTGTTGAACCAGATGCAAATAAAAAATTTGCTGGCTGGTCACCTGGTGAACGTCCGCCTTTTCAATACATGAATTGGTTATTTTTTCGTGTTGATGGATGGCTCAAGTATCTTGAAAGCATAACAGACTCAGGGAGTAAATTAATTCCATTCCCTAAAGCTGCTCTTAAAGCGTTTTCGATCTCTGCCTTAATTTCAGGAAGGCGTTTTATTGTAAATCCTTGAGTGGTTACTCCGTAAGACATTAAATTTCCCCACAAATTACAAAAAAGAACTGTGGGGGTGTCCTACTAGCTCAAGTATTTATATTTTAAATTTAACATTTGAGGGACGGGCAAGGGGGCAAATTGCAAGAGTTATTTACAATTCTTGAGTAAAATCAACAATGCCTTCTGTAACTTTTGATTTTGATTTGACTGTTAGTTTTCTGGTTTTTTCCTCAAGGTCAATATCAAATTCGAGTAATTCTTTATAACCTGGCGTGGTAAGAATTGTATGTTTACAAATACTGTCAATAACAACCGGAATAATTCCTTTTTTGAAAAAGTGTTGAAAGTGAGGAAAACCTCTGCGTAAATTCAAAAACCATTCACCTAAAAACATTTTAAAACGCTGTGCCAAATGTTGTTTTCTGGCATCAACGCCTTCAGTAAGAACAAGATCACCATTATTGCCTATTTTAATATCCCAATTTTCATCAAGTTGAATATCACTCATTTTAAAACCTCACTTAATTGACAGTACCGGCTCCTGCANCTGTAACAGGCGCAGTGCTTCCACCACTCATTACACCAGAAGCATTACCGGTAACATTGGTGTTTACTTCAGCGTGAGAGGTAAAATAATCCACATATTCATTTGCTTTAATTTTGCATCCTGCTCTAATTTTTTCTTTTTCTTCCTCTGTTAGTTCTTCAGGACTTGCAGCTATAATCGCATTGGCTTGTTGTAATCCCATTTGATCGCCATTTAAAGACATAAATCACCTCATGCTTTAAAGGTTTCTAATTTGCTTTTATCGTTTTGAAATTGAGCAATAGTTGAAGCAAGAAATTTCTGTGGTCCAATTCCAGTTAAAACATTGGCAGAAATTAAATGCTCTAAAACTCCAATTAATACATTAACCAATTCATTATTTTTATTTGATAATGCCATTGTCCCATTAGGATTTATCATTATTCTTAAATCCTTATTTTGAATAACTATTGCCTCACTATCTGCTTTTATTGTATCTGAAAAAGGATACATACCGGCGTAAAATACCGCATCCGACAAATCATGCTTTCTTGTATCCTTGGGATTTACAATACCGCCTTGTACCTTCCAAAGATCAAGGGACCGCTCACAAAATATTAAAAGACCGGTATCACCTTTTTTTATTGGAAAACTGATAAAAGATTCTTTTGTTCTTGGAAAAATAACAGGCACATTATTTATAATTGGCAAATTGACTACTTTTTCACTCTTATATCTTTTTTGCAAAAGAGGTTGAATTGTGGCTTTTTGTTTGTTCACGTCATAGCTTTCAACCCTACCAGGCAAAGCAACATGAAGATTGGTGATTCTTGCTTCTATTGCCTGTTTAATTACTTCTGCTAAAGTTGGTATTTCATTTTTATTTGCCATTTATTTTGCTTTCTTATCAATGTTAGTTCCCTTTATGTACCAAGGCCCAGAATGTGTGTTGCCTTCATAAGTAGCTCGTCTTATACGAAACACTCCGCTAAAATTTTCACTTTGAATCTTAACAAGTCGTCCTGGTTTGATTTTCGGTTGTAAAAGGGCAGTAAATTCAACTCCGTTTTCTCGTTTTACCGGTATGCCGATTAAGCCAGTTTCAGGTGTTAACAAAATTGCTTCTTCTCCGGTATCACTATCTGGTTTCATTATTTGCAATTCATTGTCTTGCACGCTCCACTCAAGACCTTGTTTTTTGGTTAAATTGTCCAGCACATCTTTACTTGAACCACTTATTGTAATTCCATTTTGATAGGTTTCATTTTTAACATCTTTGACAACACTTTTACTAAAGCCAAGAGAGTCAATGACCTCATTTAAAACCTGATTAAAGCCTGTGCCTTCAGTAAAACTTTTATCAATAGTGCTTTCTTGTAATGCTTTTTCTCCATCACCTATTGTTAATGTTGAAATAATAGAACTACCTTCTCTTTTGATTGCAACTTTTGAAATATTACCAACAGCCAATTGTTCAAGTTCTTCTCCGTAACCGACTTCTAAAATAGCAATAAGCTCCTTAGTTTCATTTTCCAGAACTGCCCGACTTGTACTGTTTAAATTATAAATTGAAATTTCCCCCTGGTTAGGACTGGGATCACTTGTTTTTTCAATTTTAAAAACAATAGTGAGGTCCGTTATTTTCTGGCCCTGTTCGCCAGGTTTACCAATTGTTACTGCAGCTTTTCGGTTCCATAGATAACTCATTCCTCACTCTCCTGATAAAGCAAAACAACGTCTTTGCCAAAGTTATCAAAAGTTGGATTATTACCCTTGTCCAGTAAATCAATTGCAAAGAAGGTTCCAGGAGGCAGACGTTTATCCCTGAACCGGCCTATTAAATCTTGATTTATTAATATTTGTACTCCCAACAAAATGGGATCTTCATTTGAGGCAAGTATATCCATAAACCAGCGATTCATTCTTGTATTAAAACGCAACTTCAAAACATAAGTGGTCCCTTCAATTTCAATTCTGAAACGATAAGCGGGGTTTCCTGTTTTGATTGGTATTGTCATTATTGCCATTGTTTAAAGCCCCAATATATTTTTAAACTTATATAAAATTGTGCTGCCTTTTTCTTTAATCTTATCCAAGGATTCAGTTAATGATTGTTTTCCCAGATTTTGTTCTGATGCGGCACTGTTGGCAGCATCTTTAGCTATTGCCTCTTTGGGAACCATAACAGTTTCAGACTGAACAATTTTGACTTCTCGAAAAGTGGCAGTAAATTTTAAGGCTTTTCCTACAGTAGCATTACGAGTAATAGACAAGTTCGTTAAAATCATATTATTGTAACTGGTAAGTCCGGTTACAATTTTTAAAAGATGTTTTTTTAGGCGCATATCCATTAATGCTTGATATGCTGTAGTTACCCTATTATTTCCACTTGAAGTTAATTGTCCGCTAATTGCTGCAACTCCGGCTGTTGCAATTGCTCCGGCATATCCTTCAGTAACATTCCCGACTATTCCGGCAGCATTGCCTTTTAAAGCAGCTTCAAGGGTAATCGGAGTATCTGATATAACACCTTCAATTTTTAATTGGTTTGGTTTTATGGTTACATTATCAGTAATTTGTGAATTATCCTCAATGGGATGGTCCGTGGGTTCGGATGAAAAATCATGCGAATCACTCATAGTTGCATCTATTTCTAGTAATAGCTCTCCTTCTGATGTATCAGGATTTTGATAAAAGATTGCCGTTTTTTGCGGTGGTTTAATTAAGGTATAAATGCTTGGCATCTTTAATACTCCGTTTGTGGCTCAAGAGAGCGTAAAGTGGAGCCTAGCATTGAATCTAATTTATTGTTCAAACCTTCACTAACCTTATCCCCGACCATTTCCGGTGAAGTTCCTTCCGGCACTGTTACTGTTATAGGTGCATTAATGCGAACGTTATTTGTTTTAGAGCTGGATTCATTACTAATAGGAGAGGTGGCCGGATTAGCAGTATTTAAAGATTCTACATTGTTAAGTGCATTTGAAACATTTTCGCCATTAACAGAACCTTCAAAACCGAAAAATTTACCAATTTTAGAAAAAGCTGAACCAATATAATCTTTGATGATACCACCAAGATTTACAATTTTATCAATCAAGTGGTCAAACCATTCAATAACCGCATTTATAGCTTTGCTGGCATTGACAAGAAAGGCATTCCAATTTTCTTCTCCAAATAGATTGACCAGTAATAGATTTACGAGTTTTAAAATATTCATGTAAAGGGATTTCACACTTTCAATTAATCCCCAAAAACCTTTTTTAATGAGTTCAAGGTTACCGGTAAAAATACCTTTGATAATGTTCCAAACATTTATCCAGTAATCTTTAAACGCTGTAAGTATTCCCTTAAAAGATTCAAATATTGCAGGATACTTATTTTTAAGAGCATCAATCAAAACACCGGTCAAAGAATCCTTGCCCTGAAAGAAACCGATAATATCTTCAATAATCAAACCAAGAGCAATAACCGCAGCACCAATTAATATTGGAATTAAAACCGCTGATAATTGAGTTAAAAGAATACTCAATCTTAAAGCTTTAAATGCTTTTACAAGGCCATAGACGGTTTCACCAATACCATATAAAACCTTTATGGCAAGAAGGGCCAAAAGTGCCTTACCTACGGCATAGATAACTTTTTCAAATCCGCCCATTGCCTCCATTACGTTATAGACAGTTGAGGTAAAGTCTTTTATTCCTTTAAAAGCCTGATAAACGAATTTTGCCAAAATCTTAAAAAATTTACTTAACTTTAATTGTAATAATTTTTTATTGGCATCCAGAAAATTAACAATTTCCTTACCAATTCTTTTTGCTTCAGGTAATAAATCTTTACCGATTGCAATTGCAAGATTAGTAAAACTATCCTGAATATTGGAAACAATACCCAGAAATGATGTGCTTTGCTTTTCCATCAAACCGGCAAATTTACCTGTACCGGTTGCAAGTCCGGCCATTGCATTATCAACGTCTTTAAATCCGACCTTGCCACCGGAAATTAATTTAAAAAGCTCCCCTGTGCTTACATTTAAGTTTTGCGAAAGCTGATCGAGAATAGGTACTCCGGCTTCAAGGAGCATATTAAGCTCTTCCATTGAAGCCTTGCCTTTAACTCTGATTTTTCCATAAGCACGAACCAAGGTTGGTAGTTTGTCCTTACCAACACCGGCTGAGATATTTCCTAAATTTGTCATTGTGCCGACAATGTTTTCGGATTCAACCCCAAAGGCAAGCAATTGTTTTGATGATTCAATCAATCCTGTTAATTGAAAAGGAGTTTTTGCAGCAAAGCTCGTAATATCTTCCATGAGCCTACGAGCTTTATCTGCACTGCCGGTCATGGTTTCAAAGGCCATTTCAACCTGTTCGATATTTCCAGCTTTGGTTAAAAGTAAACCTATTGAAGCACCTGCACCGGCAAGAGCTCCACTAAACATTAAAAGAGAGGATTTAAGGCTACTAATACCGTTTTCAAGCTTCTGAACCGGTTTATCATCAACCTTAAAACCTAATTTTGTTAAAAGTTCTCTAACTATCACCAGGGATGCTCCCTAGACCCATTTGCCTTCGGCCTGCCAATACGGGTCCTATTTCCTTTTACTCTTATTAATGTCAAATTCTTCCATTTCAAGTTTTATGTCTAAAGCCTCATTAGCATCCATTAAGTCAATAATGCTCCAATACCTTTCAATTTCATCAAGGGTTGCGAGGCCCGACAAAACCGGTCGCCAAATGCGCCAGTCAATATTTGTAAATCCTATTTGGTATCCGCCAGACCTTGTTTTACTTGGTCTAGCTTTCCGCCGAAAAAATCGCCGAACTGTGCCTCCAATGAATAACGAATTACTTTAAATAAATGACCTATACGACCCATAAAGTGAGTATCAAAAGTCTGCTCAAGGCGTTTGCCTTCACACATAGTTTGAGACATTAAGGTTTTAACAATATTTAAAACCTCCTGTTCATCGAGTCTTTCACATAGTGCTTTTATGGCCTCACCCAAAATCTTTCCGTCAATGTCCTGTTCCATCAAACCTTTGCTTTTATCAATCTGGCTTATGACCAGGCTTATCGGTTGACCGATAATCTTGGATAATTTTGTTAAAAGCTTTAAACTTTGTGTAGCTCCAAATTGATAAAATTCATATTTGATACCATCAATTTCTTTTGTGAGTGTTTCTCTTGACATTAATTACCTCCAACAAACATTTCTAAATTATCTGTTCTGATAACCCATTCACGGGTTCCGGCTTCCCTTGCAAATTCTGAATCTGGAATCTTTTGAATCCATGCAGTTTCAGCACCAAACAATGAACGACCTGAATTATCCTTAATAAGCACAGAAAAAATCCCGCTATTGGATAATTCATCAGCTTTTGCAAGCCCGCTTAAAACATCATTTGAATCTGAAGATTGCTGCAAAGTAAGGGTTATGGTTCCAGCCTTATTGTTTGATTTGCTTCTTGTACCTTCACCATCACTGCCAATTGATAACGCCCATGCGTCCTCATCCCTGGCAATGGTCGGGGATAAGGTTAGTGAAGGTTTGAACAATAAATTAGATTCAATGCTAGGCTCCACTTTACGCTCTCTTGAGCCACAAACGGAGTATT